CCAATGTATGACTCAGCCTCTTTGAAAGATTGTGTAGTGTCAACAGCAGAGCCTCTGCTCTCCCACACGCCAGCCTCTGTAGGAGGACCTTGTAGTGAAGAGCGGAGTTGATATGTTCCAATCCCACTTGATTGAATCAGACTCTTCATTCTTTCGCCAAAGGTAAATTCTACTTCAGCGTCGCTTAGTTCGCGAATACCAGCGAACTCACCGTTGACACGCGCAGGATAAACGGGCGCAACTTTACTAGGAATTATCTGATTAAAAGATTTAACCCAGATAGAATAAGTAAGAGTTGATCCATCACCGCGAGTGTCTGTGAAAATTTCAGGAATGAATTCGCGCCACTCATCACCTGGTGCAACAGATGCAAGTCTAAAGTTACCAGGATATTCGTTGGTAAAAACTGCCTGCAACAATCTAAGACAGACAGCATCCAATTCGGCATCGTTCATTTCTTTCAAGCCAGGCGGGCTTTGAGTACGATCCCAGTAGAATGGATTTTTCTTGAATGTGGTGTCTGTGCTAGCGCTTGCTACCGAACCATCGTTCTGATATAATTCATAAACATCTTCTGTAGTAATTGGTCTTTCTTGAGGTTCAACACGAATAGAGTTGAACTCAATACTATCAGTAGAAGTTGACAGAGTATTGGTGTTGTCAGTAGAAGTTGCGTTTAGATTAAAATTCAAGACGCCAGTGTCAGTAAATTCAATCGTATAAAATGTTGAATGAATACCGTTTAAAGCATTTGTGCTATAGTCTTCCCAACTTGTTTGTAAACCAATAATGTTTGCAGAGACAGGATCAGCAGTTGTTTGGCGTATGGTATAGTCAGCATTACCAGATAAACCTAATTGAAACTCAATCTCGCTAAGCCCAGTTCCAGTGCTGATCGCATTACCAATAAGACCAATTACAAGTGTGTCACCTACATAAACAACGGACGGAAGAGGAATATAAAGGTCGTCAAAGGTTGTGCTATGAGTAGAACCGCTAGGATTTGAAGACAGAATTACTTCGAAGTTTCTTGAAATAACTCTTTCCGCGGGTGTTTCAGTGCCTCCGGTATGATAGGTATCTTCGTATCTACCAACTAATGTTGCCTGATCGTTTATCGAAAGCGCAGACAAGTCGCTGGTCGTCATTTTTCCTAAATGAACGCCAGCGCGATATGCAAGGTAATCTTCTTCTGAAGTGAGAAGTTCCTTGAAGGCGCCTGTGCCTAGATGTTTGATAGGGCGTAATGACATTAATTTCTCAGCAGTTCAAAGGCAATTATATCTTATTTATAAGATTTTTCAACAAGCACTTTATCTCAGCCACATCATTCTCTATCATTTCCACTTTGCGCTTAAGGCTCTCTTCTTCCTGTTTTTTCTGGAGTTTAAGTCTTTTGCGCTCTCTGGCTTGTTCGATCTCAGTAGCACTTGTGTTAATGAGTGCATTTGATTCTGTGTCACGAACTAAGCCAGAGTGCCCTTTCACCGGAACATACTTTGACATTTACACCGCCAGATAACGAAGTCTCAGATTTCTCATAGAAGGTGCAGCATCAGCGCCCTTCATAACGAACTTGACTTGAACTTGATTGAAAGGCTTTAGATTACCGCCTTTACCGCCAGCAAGCCACTGTGCATCACGATATCTTGCGCTGTTATCATAAGGAATGTCATCGACAGCAGGTTGACGCGTCCAGTACTTCTCATAAATGTTTTCATCAGAAGTTGCAGTACGATAGTACATTTCAATAGCAGAAGCATCAGGAATATTGATTAACGCGCGCGCTTCAATACCTACTGCAGCCTGCTCAAGGAACACAGGTGTTGTGATATGCTTAGAACCTGTGGTACCACCCGAAGGCTGTGTTTCATCGACCGCATTAATGTGAGGAGTCACATCAGGATTGTCTTGACAGAAACCAACCATGACAAGCGACGCTCTTTGTAGATCGATGATCGGAGAAACATAATCGTTCGCTGTCTTTAGATCCACTTTTACATAAGAAGATGCAACACCAGCACCAAGATTCAAAGTTTCTGCAGCGACATTGTATACTGCTTTTGGCGTAGCAAACTCCACATTCTGCTTAGGAGTAATGCGTGAGTACTCTTCGTCTTGAGTCCAACGCCCTGCAGCGCTAATTCTTGCGCTAGAGATATTCTTGCCTTCAGTGAATTTAGCAGACACATCAATCGAAGTATTATTAGGAATGATGGATTCAATGTATGGATTGACAACATTAAAGATAGCATTTCTGCGAGATAGAACTCTAGAACCACCGCCAATTGAAGACGAAGTAGCATTAGGCGCAGATCCACCGGCAGAATCATATCTGAAAGTAAATCCGTGAATGTCCGCAGAGTCTACCACATGACTGCCATTAAGCCATGTTCCTGCCGTAATACCACCAACATCATCTGCACTATCAATGAACGCTAAATCACCAGGCTCAAAACCGTGACACATATGATGCACATAGACTTTCTTTGTGCCAGCATAAGTTTGTAGAGGATTTTCTTTCAACAGTTTAGCAGGCAGATTTGCATTCTTAAGAATCAAACTTGCACCACCAGTTTCGAAAGTCGCTCTCTTCAACTTGTACATCAGGTCTTGGTCTTTAGTCTCAACCCAGAACATGCCGTTCTGAGGCAAGAATAGAGAACCAGGAGCAGGTTGCGTTGACACAATCTTTGAAGTAGAACCGTATACAGGCTCTTGAGTCTTTGCACTGAACAGTTCGTACTCAGTAGACTGCGAAGAAACCACAATCGCATAGTGAGTCCAAGGGCTCAGATAAACAGGCTCGTCAAAGGTAAATGTCGTCGGACTTTCTTGAATTACAGAAAGCGTCGGATTCAAACCAATCGCAGTCACATCACCAGGATTCAAGTACACATGAGAGTCAGGGACAATCTCATGATTCGATGGGCGACCATTTACAACAGGGCGTAGATGGATCGATACGGGCAGATTACCAGTATCTTTTGCTCTGAAGTAAAGTTGAACGCTTGTCAGTACAACACCGAACTGATTGTCAACATAGAATGTCTGCGCCATAGGATTCTGAGGTGCGGTCATTGTCGAAACAATGTTAGATGCAAATTGATTCTGGTCTACATCGATGTAGTCCGAAAGAACTTGTGACATTTGACCAGTATTGTCAAGCCCGCGCAGTGCTGCAACAGACAAGCCAGCAGCACCAGGACCATACTTACCTGCTAGTTTAGGATCGACAAGTTTAACATTTGCTTCACGCACTTGGTTTACATAGTCTTGCAGTTCTTTCGAACTATATGCTTGCGGGAAGTTTGCCCAATAAGGAATAGGCCAATTGTATTGGTTCGGGCGAGTGTTGGTCAATTGATTCCAGACAGTGCCGTTTGCAGAGTAGTAAGCAAATGCTTTACTGCCTGCTGCAGCCCAGTCATTGGTATCAATGTCAAGTAGTTTAAACTCACGAATACCAGAGCGATATCTTTCGCCTTGTCCTTTCAGCCTTGCTTTCTGATTCACTTTAGGCAGATAATACTGAGGGCGAATATTAGGCACAAAGAAAGAGCCAACAATTTCACCATTTTCATCAGAGATAAGTTCGGTAAATCCACTTGGGTGTGCGGTGACTGCCTGGTGTGTACGCTGATTGCCGTTATCGTCTGTGCGATCAGAATACTGAACAAAAGCGACCTCTTGACGACACCATTGCGTCACTTTTTCTCCATCAAAGAACGGCGTGAACTTGGTGTTCGGCTTGAGACCCTTAGCATGGAAATAAATCTTTCTAGAACGAATCCATGGAATTAGTGCAAGATCGACGATACGCTTGCCTACAGTCTGACGAAGCGTATCAGAAGGCGCGACACGCGAAACAAAACGACCGCCGTTAGAGTTTTCTCTCTTCAGAAGAGTGTAACTTGAAGAGTATTGTTCGCGAAGGTCTAGAAGCGCGCGTTGACGAATTCTTGGATTGGGCGAACGAATCTGTGAATGGTCAATCTCGATGTCTTCAAGACTGCGACCAAACCAGTTCCAAGACCAGTTGTTCCACAGAAGCGCTTGCTTGCCATCCAATTTGCCCGAACCAGAAACTGCTTTCTCTGCTTCTTGAACAGACTCTTTCCATTCGTCAGAGGTAGGCGAAAGTTTAATTGTACCAACATTATCTACAAGACCAAACGGATTAATTTTAACAAAACGAGAAGCAAGGGATTGAACAGCCCACTCAGCAGAATCATAGTTGATATAAGCATTGTCGCCTTTCTTCACAACATTTGAAGACAAAGTATTGTCAATGACTAGACGAATGTTATCTTCGTCAAGCATTGGGCGAATGAGTTTGCTTTCTGGATCAATAGACGCAGCATAATCGCCATTTCTAGTATCAGCACCAGTCTGATCAGCGAAATCATCGACCTGTGAACCACTCTCTGCTCTTTCAATACCGTCGCTGTCAAGTGCAGGGTTTAACTTCTGCTCAAGTTCAAGGATGCTTAGAGTTGTATACTCTTCAAGGTCATCAAGTTTAGCCTCAATCTTTGCAATGTCAGCCATTGTATAATGCTTATGCTCAATGGGAGTCACGCGCAAATCGTTTTCGTCAAGTGTATTTGCATTAAGAAGAATCTTATACAATTCTAGTGCGTGATTAGGTGTAGGCTTGTACTGTGGATTGCCTGCTTGCTGCCCGAGTAACAACTGAATCTCACCCTCTTGAGTAAGAAGCAACTTGTCCGCGCGAGGCAGGTAGTAACTCACATCAGCAGTAATGTTTGTGCCGTTGCGAGGAAGACCAAAGATATCCGAAGTGCCAAAGTTCGTTTCGTCAGGACGGAAGTCAAGATAGTTTCTCAGATTGACAATCGTGCCATCTTTCAGCACATGATTTGGAATGTCTTTGTATGCTACGGGCACATTACCATAAGAGGTGGCATCATAGAAGTCGCCGCCAGCACCACGCGCAAAATACTGATAGTTAACATACAGATTCGGCGGTGCACTGTCAGCAGCGTTTAGAATCAAGCGACCCTTTGCATAGAAGTTGTCGCGTTGCCCGTCGTCAAGTTGTAAACTAGGCAGCATGTTGATACCCGAAGAAGAGTTTGCTTTTGCAGAATCAACTTCGTAGATATCAGGTACAGTGAACTCATAATAAGTTACATTGTTTGTGGTGTCAATTTGTCTCGCAAGTGTTGCAGTTGCCGTGGTAAGTGTCTTAGACTTTCTTGTAGCAGTCTTTTGAACATATGCATAGACATTGTAAGTTTGACCGGGAGTCAAGCCAGTGATTTGAACATCACGCCCACCGTTTGTAGGAGCACCAACGGTGTGTGCAATTGCAGGTTCGTCATCAGCAGCAACAATCCAGAGCGTTGTGTCTGTGTACGATTGCCCTGCCGGCAAAGTTGTTAATGTGATCGCGCCGCCGCCGTCTGCAGTATGAGGTCCATCAAAGACCTGCTTAGTCAGTGTAATGTCAGCAAAGGATTCTGGGCGTGGGCGAGAAGTTGGGAACAACAAGTCATTATCTGTTGTTCCGTAAATTCTCGTTTTACCTGCTTCACTCGCAAGATTGAACACAACCGAAGTTGGTGCTTTAATACTTCTTACATCATGTAGACTTTTGTCCGAGTCAACATTTAAATCAAAAACATAAACCCTTTGTTGACTTCCTGAATTTTCAACTGCGCGAACTCTTGTAGTACCAATGATATTTCCTGTACCACCAAAATCATCATACAAAGTAGAAATAGCAGCGTTCAGATCAGTAATGCCAAGATTACTGTCAGACAAGAAATAATTGCCGTAGACAACAGGAATTACATCATTCGTAACAGTTTCTGTTTCTTGTGGGCGAGGAACAAGCAGTTTGGTAGGAGAAGTTTTCTCTACTCTATAGCCATTAATATATGCAAGACCTGGTGATACAATTAGTTCAAGACTAGAATCGCCCGCTACAGCATCTTGCAAATTAACAACAAAGGGGTTGACAACATAATTGCCAGACTCTTCTTTTGTTCTTAGAGCAACAAATTCTTCAATCTTATTGTATGCATCAGACTCTTCAATTTCTTCTGTAATCTTAGAGTTTTCGACAGTCGCAAGAAAAACAAAAGTTTCATCGGATGCAATCTTGTCTTGTGTAGTAAGTTCTAGACGAATGCGATATCGGTCAGCACCAGGAGACGCTGTGTTTACGATGCCGTTTGCGTTATCAAAGAGATCGTTATCGTCATTAACAGTAATAACTTCTTGTACAACCTTGAAGCCTACGGTCGCGTTTGCAATCTGAGAATCGGGCGAAAGAACAATAGACTGCTCAGCAGCATGTACAAAGTGACCAAGCACAAAGAAGTCGCCTTCGCCTACAGTAAATCGGACGCCTTTACCTGAAGCATTAGGTGTTTCTGTTGTTAATTGATAACCACCGCCTGACTGATCAAACAATACTTCTTCGTCACCAAAACGAGTCGGCGTAGCACCGATGGTGTCAGCACCGCTATTGATATACTGAACATACAGCGTATCAAGAATAAAATCAGTTCCGTCGCGAGGCTTTACTTCAAGAACTCTTGCTTCGACACCCGTCAGAGGATTCTTGAATACTGTGCCGACAGGAATGTTAGCAAACGCACCGCCAGCATTTGTTGCAGAAATTTTAACATACTCGTAGTCTGCGTTGACTGCAAAGCCACCCGCAGAAAGAACGGCACCCTCTTTGAAAATATTCTTTCCAAGTCTTGCAAGTTCTCTAAAAATAATGGTCTGGAGTTGCGTCAGTTCTCTTGCCTGCAGCGCTCTTCCATTATTGAAAAGAATGTGATGATAATTATCTGCTTCATTGAAGTCGTCGTCGTAAAGACCAGATAATGTATTAGAGGTAAATTGTGTCGCCATGTTTTATCCTAACTGAATAACTATTCGAATGTCTTCGGTTTGAGTCGCTTCGCGAGTAATCGCCGTGTCAAGTGTATTTATGTATAAAATATCACCTGAATAAGCATCAACCGTAGGATTTGTTATTGCCAAAACATCAGCAGTACCGCCGTCTTCGTTTATAATATCTTCTCCAATCGTGAAACTACCAAAGCCAGTTTCATCGTCTTGATAATAATATAGATCAAATCCATCAAGATGGAAAATCTTCGCTGTTACTGTCTGTAGTGCATTGCTAAAGGTAGCATCATCGAACCAATCACCAAGCACAGAAGTAATGCGAAGTTTCTTCAGTGCAATTGCAGAACTACCAGTGAAGTCAGAATCAACTCCAAATTTCTGCAGCCCTTTGATAATGCCAACAGAATAAAATTCTGTATCATTTGCAATGATCGCAGAGTTTTCTGTACCAATAAAGTCTGTCTGTATCATCAGTTGGCGAGACTTTAGTGTCTCTACTGGATCATATGTAGCACCAAGTTTCGGTGAAATAACTGCACGAAGTTTAGCACCGACACCGCCGCTCGGGTCAGTCACATTTACCTTAGCATAATCATAACCAACGCCATGTGAGAATCCACCGACCCCGTTTGAGTCGCAGCGAACATTTACGATTCTTTCGTCTACAACATCTGCAGTAAATTTTGCACCAAAACCGTTACCAGTAATTGTAATTGTGGGGCTGCTATAGTTCGTCCCACCACTATCAATTGCAATGTTTAGAATTTCACCACCGACCGCACTGTCTTGCAAACGAATCTGTTCGATTTCTTCAGGAATCGTAGTGTCAAGATTTGTAATACGCTTAACAGGCATGTAAGAATTTGTGCGAAAAGTTCCGTATGCTAGATTGCTATGCTTGAACATATACTTCCAATGATAGCCGTCTAGCGTTCTAAAAGTCTTTGCGTCTTCGTTTGCAGTGATTGCACGAGGTTCATCAAATGCGGGTTCAGCACTACCGTTTGATCTTCTTCCTTGTTGAACACATACAAACACTTCACGAAGAGAATTTTCTACATAGAAATTAGTCTGAAAAGGTTTCTTATTGTCATATGCTTCGTAGATATCACCTGAGGTCCAAACGACCGTAGGCACAACAAACGAAGCGTTGCTCAGAATTTTAACTGCATGGAGATTATGTCGAAAGTTTAACTGATTATCCAAAGATCCTACAGTGGTCGTATTAATGCCATCATCGGCCGTGTATGGCTCTGATCTAGAAATACCAATGTAATAGCCCACTCCATCGCTGTCGATATCTTTCTTAAAAAGATCCAACAGATACGATCTTAGGCTATTGGTGACAGATGAGGTCATAGTTCAATTCTCTTTCTAAAGTTAAAATATTTATACCGTGTCTGTAAGAACTGCTCTTGCTTTCGACGCCTGTGCATCATAAGTAAGAATATTGTTTCTCAAAGGATTGATCACCGACGGATTTGCAGGAATTGCAGTAATTTTGAAGTATTCACCAGTGATCAAAGTTGCTGCAAAGTTGACTAGATTTACCACGCCTGTTGTCTGTGTAAATGTACCAACATTATCCACAATCGGTAGACCTGTTGCTACTTCGATGACTTGAAGAATATTTGATTCAAGTTTGTTTTTGAGTACGCACACCTTACCGTTGTAGTAGAATGCTTCTGACTGAATAGTATAGTTCACATCATCTGGTGCTGAGATTGCAGCAGGAAAATAAATTGTCTGAACTGGTGCAAGTGCGTCCGGAACAAATCGATTCTGCATCTTAATATCTGCACGGCTTGACAGAATCGCGTCATCAGTTGCGTCAATGTCTGTAAGAAGATTCGATCTACGGAAAGACTGATTAAATCCACCAACGCTTGTGTCAAAGTAATTTTGCATGGTCGCTTTTACTGCGTCTTCTACTGCAGTTCTTGACAATGAAGTTAGAGTTGGGTTAAATTGAAAGACCGTCGAAACTTCAATAAAGGTTTCGACAGGATCGACAAATTCAATATCAAAGGACGCAACAGACAAATCTTTGCCAAGAGAAGTAATCGAACTTTTTGTGTTTTCGATGACAACAGGATCATCCGTGTCAAATACGATTGACATAAACACTGTACCATATTTTGGTGTGGTGTTTTCCTCGCCACCCCATGTCTGAATATCGCTGATTACATTTGAGAAGTTGCGCAGCGTAAGCGCAGCATAGTCTTGTGCTGTGACCATTCGATTCTGTGCAGCCCACTGAAACGGTGCGTTTTTACGAATTGATTCGATTTCTTCTTTGTACGAGCCGTTTGTTGATACAGATACTGTAGTGCTTACAATCGTCTTGCCGTCAAGTGTTCCTGTTGGTGTGAAACTGCGCGCACCGTTTGCTTCAGGACCCGCCACAGTTGTGTATGATACTTCGATCTTATCGCCTGCCTTTGGGCTTTGACCAAGACGGACCCCGTTACCAAATGTCAGTTCATAATAACCGTTCGGCGATTCTTTCATAACATAAATTCTAGAGTCTTCGTTAATACTTGTTGCATTAATGATGTTCGTATAAAGATTATAATCGTTGGATGCTACGCTAGAATAAACTTTGACAATCACTGTATCAAGGTCGAGATTCGTGACAGGAATAACATAAGTATCGTCTTCGCTCGCAGGTCCTGCAATGAATGTTTTAGTTTTCGAAACTCCTTCGTAGATAGGAACATTTCGATTGCCATTCAGAGTAAAATTGTATACATTTGCACCATCATTTACTGCGGTCAGTGTGTCTCTTGTCTGAAAAGTATACGACTTGTTGTTGATAATCGTAGTAAACTTGGTGCCTGCAGGCATTGTCATGCTAGAAGGATTATCGCTGTTTGTAACGCTTAGATTGACCACAGCAAATGCTGCTTTTCTAGAGCCTACAGTGTAACCCAAACTTCCTGCTAGACCCACAAGCGAGGATCTTAACTGTGCAGTGCTAAGAAAAGATTCATTCAGTGCAAAGTTGGCAAGCAGCGCATTATAGTGAGTATTATATGCAAGCACATCCAACAGGTTAGAAAGACCAGATGCTTCAAAGTTATAGTCAGCGAACTCTGGCTTCTGTGCAAGAAACAGTTTTAGATTATTTTTAATCGTATTAAAATCTAACTCTGTTGATTTAATGGTTGTTGCCATTTTTTACTCCGATAATTATGCTGCAAGGAAGTCAGTGCCAGACTGCAAGAATAGTTGATCCTCATCAGGCTCTGTGACAAGACCTTCTGGCTCATTTACATCAACAAGTAATACGCCTTCGAAAAGCCCATTGAACAAAGACTGAATCATATCTTCGTCTGGATCTGTTAGCAGCGCATCGTCTGGTGGAATCAGCAAGTCGCGACGAATCAAATCGCCTCTGAATGTCGCAAGTCTCTCACCTTCAGGTTTTGTTTCTGTACGAATAATATCCTGATATACAATAACATCTGTAGTAGCCAAAGGAAGTGTAGGAATGTCTTCGGCTGCTGCAGATTCAAATGTTGGGTTTAACGATACCTTCAGCGTCTCGACAACATTTGTGCTAATAATTCTAAATTCAATTGTTACAGTAACTGCATTAAAATCTGGCGTTGCTGTAACTTTAACTCCCAGAACTTTTGCTCTAGGCTCGTATCTTTCGATTGTACTTGTAACTCTGTCGATGATTTCGTCGCCAATATCATCGTCCATAAGTTCGAACAAAAGCCCATGAAGATTTGCTCCGTACTGTGGGCGATAAGGCTTTTCGTATCTATTTGTAAGCAATAGGTTCTTAACCGCTTGCTTTACAGAAGCAGCATCAGTCTTTCGAAAAACATCACCATCGGTAGATGTTCTCGCATCCAAAGACAAATCGACATCAGAGTAAACGCGCTCTTTTACGACGCGAATACTGCTGTTTAGATTGCCATCTTCTGTAGAGAAAATTTTGGACATAGAAGTAGTAAAACCTTTTCTTTTTATTTATATCAATCGTCGGGAAGGATTTCTAGCAGTTCATTTTTAGTTTGAAGTTCGCCGTTGTATGTGGTCTGCAGATTGTATGCAAACTGTACTTCATAACTAGCAGGTACTTCAGGTATTTCCAAAACGATTTGGCAAGTCAATTCACCGCTTGGATCAAAGGTATCGTAGTCCAGAGTCAATCGATCATAATCGATATAGTCTTTCCAGAACACCGCAAGATCAAATGTTTTGCGCGGATCAGTCTTACCGTTCTTGTCAATCAACTGATAAACAATAGCGCGTCCTGTTCTTCTTAAATCATTTACACCGCCACTCGACGGTCTTTCACCTATGTACAAAGGGATTCGTGCGACCCATCCATCCGAACTGTTTCCATAGGAACCACCCGGGTTTGCTTTCGCTAATCTTTTTGCTGCTTCTTTAGAACCTGCAGGAACTTCTTGCACTTCAAACTTAGGGTTAGGCTCGTAGATACCTTCTGACACAACCAGACGATGCTGAGAAAATGTAGGATTGCCAATGACTGTTTTCATAGCGTTTGCATGCACGACCAAATTTCTTGCAATCTGTTTTAGATCAGGTGCACCAAAGAAGTTTGCTGCATACAGTTTTTCGAACTGTGTACGCGATCCTCTTGCACCAAGAAACTTAGCACATGTAATACCAGGACCGAGTTTCGTAGCAGAAGTAATCGTAGATTGAAACTCGGGATTATATTCTGGATCAACTAGAATTCTCATTTGTTCACCTTGAAGCGCTTGCTGCGATTGTCAGCAGGATTATTACCAAGTAGATTTACACCAAAACGAATCGTACCAGTCTTTGATGCAGAGCGCCCAATATTCTTAGGCATGTTCTTCTTAAAGTCTTTGTTCAACTTACCTTCGGACACAAGATAACTTGTAAAGCCGCCGTTAGCAAAGTGTTGCGGATCGCGCAACTTCGAACGAATCTCATGAATGGTAGGATCGAAGTTGAATAGATCGCTGTAGTCATCAGACTTAAGAATCTTAGTCTTCAGTTTTGGATCGACAGACACATTTCGAATACCGTAGTTGCTTGACGACAATTGTAGTTCGACAATACCAGGATTAGGAATTGGCGCAGTTGGCGGAATGGGAATGAACGGCATCACCCCAGGCACTGGAGGAACGACAATAGGCGGCTTAGTTGCGCCAAGATTGCCGGCGCTTAGCGCTGTCGTAGCAGCACCCGCACTCACTGCAAAACCAGACTGTGCTGCAAACATAGAATAGTCTGCGTGAATTGCCTCTGCTGCTTTACCCACAAGCGATCCGTAGAAAGTCGCAAGATTTGTAATACCTGCAGGAAAACCTCCGTACGATTTTCCGTAATGGTCGATCAATGGTCCACCAATCGTACCCTTGTGACCAATCACACTTACATGGCGCGCTGTGACATTCGCAGTAGACGCAGCCGCAACCCATTCATTTACTGCAGTAGTGATAAGATTACCACCCGCAAGAATTTCTGTGTTGCCTTGAGTGAACTGATTTAGATTGCCCGCTGTAATTAGATTCTGGTCGCCAAGCACTGTAGAGGTCGCCATTCCGACCACCTGCTCACCACGCGCACCACGAATCGTATAGTTTTGATCACGGTCGACTATTTTTGTGTGTCGTCCCTTGATTTCCTCAGATTTATCTCCGGCAACACTAACATTATAATTACCACCGACATCCAAATTGAAATCGCCAGTAACGGTAAGGTTAAGATTTCCTTTGTAAACAAGATTACCTTCTCCTTCAACAATAGTAGTTTGATCACCGCCAGTTACTTCGATGCGCTGATTCTTCGATGCAATTACCACAGAACCGTCAGCGCGCATTTCTACGCCCGCACCTGTTCGATGCTTGATCAATACACGCTCAGCGCCAGGCGTATCATCAATCTCAATCACATGACCCGAAGGTGATTCAGAGACCTGATTATAGGGATACTTCGAAGGCTTTTGATCAGGAACATCTAGAGGTATGCCATAGTCGCCGCCTCCTAGATCAAGTTTGTTTACTTTCTCGCCACGCGCTGCCTTGTTGATGCTAGTGCCAAAAAAGTAATCACGATTCGGATACTCGCCAGATGCGTCAGCAAAGCCTTCGTTAGGTACACCAACGGTCTCTTCTTGCCCTTCGCCAAAATTATCGACTCTACCTTTTAGATCGTCTAATTTATTTGTCATTGTTGTAGTATCTCTTCAACCGTCAACGGTGATTGATTCAGTATGTCTGTAAACTTAGATGTTTTGCCAAAGACGCTCGCAACATAGTCAATAACTTCAAAGCCTGGATCCACTTCGTCTTCGTCAATCTCACTGTGACCAACAATCTGACCACCCGGGAACACTGCATAGAAAGAGCGACAGAAGTGATCAAAGGTATTCAACTGGCTTCGTGTGAGTGACTGCACCGACAGAAAGTTTCCTGGATTTGGCGTACCCGACGGAACATTAATACCGCCTACAAACACAATACCAATACTTCTCGTATCGTGATTGTTGGTGGGTGCATGTTGCCCTGCAATATTGATTGGGCGCCCTCGCTGTAAAGAACCATCGCGACGAATGACATAATGATAACCAATGCCATTCAACCCCAAGTCTAGGTGATATTTATTGATTTCTTCTGAACCAATGTTCTTGTCTGTGTGTGTTTCTGTCCAGTGTACCACAACTTCTGTGACTTCGCGATCCACATTACGAAGTTCTGCTTGTAGTTCTTCGATAGATGAAATATAAGGAAACACAGGATTGCCTTGACCTTGCTGCCATTCGTTTTGAAAAGAACCTATAACATAAGGTTCAGCAAAGATTGCTTCGTTTGGTGATACTCGCGTTGCGTTGTCAATCGTCGTATCAATCGATTTGACGAATTGGCGAATGGTGTCAAAAGGTTTGCCTGTTGCATCGAACAGCAAACGCACTGCAGTAGAAATATCAGCAGCATCACCTTGAGCAAGATTGATGACCTGATTAACTTGTTCACCCGTCAGTCTAGGCGCAAAGTCGCGAATCTGTTTCTTAACATCTGTCAAAACTTCTGTGCTAATACCTTGAATGATACCAGTTTCAGAACCCTTTGCTACACGATTTTTAATCAAAGAACGATATTCATCACCTTTCTGTGTGTATTCTGTGCGAGCATTTGCTGCACCCGTAACAGAATTAAGAACTGCAGCACCGTTCTTGCCACCAGTTAGATTTTCTAAATCAGATTCTGCTTTTTTAAGATTCTGCTTAATATTTCTTGCGTCAGTAATAATAGAGTTTAAATCGCTCAGAGGATTCGTCTTGTTCTTTGCAATCGCTGTATTAAACTCTGCGCTGTCTGTGTTTCCATCAGTAATGCGAGAAGAGGTGACAGGTGTTCTGGTTAGTAAAAGGTTACCAGCACCATCAACATTGACAGCAGAAATGCTATTAACAATTGTGTTTACATTTTGACTTGACGCAAGCGCTTGTGATACAGTAGTTTCAAGTTCATCCGTAACGCTTGTGACCGCAGTTTCTGTAAGGGACTTGATTGCAGTTGCACCGTCGAACGCGCCCATCTTACCGGACAGAACATCTTTGCCTGCATCGATGATCCCTTGTGGGCTACCTTCGACGATTGCCTTCTGTAGATTGCCCGTGTCAACGCCTAGACCAGTGATTAACTGCAGTACTGCAGCGACAGTTCCACTTACACCACCTTCTTCGTCAAGAGATGCTGCAATAGGATAAACAATCCCGTTTGAGTCTGGTTCGCTAAATGTAACATTGACCGCAGAACCAAACTTGGACAAAAGCCCTGTGACCTGCTGCTGTACAAAATCAGTAGCCATGTTTTCAAGGCTTTCAACGCCTTCGTCAATCAAACCTTCTGTGGTGAGATTGCTCAGTTTTTCTTGATACTTGTCAAACTTCTGTGTTAAACTTTGAACACCGCCTTCTACCTGCCCTGCGACAGAACCTACGGTTGTCTCAACAGAATTCTTTAGCGCGTCTTGTGCTTGTGTAGCAGTAGATTCTATTTGGCTTGTGTCAACAGAAGTCGCCGCATCTTTTACTGTGTCTTGTAATTTCTGTGATTCAGTCTTTGCCATTATGAAAGAACCTCTTCGTATGCTCTGAGAGCAAGATTGTCTGTCTGGTTAGTTCCCTTCACATATTCACGATTCACGATTGCACTTGCGCTTTTTATATCCGTGCTGGCAATCAGTTTGCTATTTACCAGATTGAATCGATTGCGTAATTCGAAAACAACAAACTGCAACTGGATCGAATACAGTCTCCAGTCAGAGTTTGGTGAATACTGTGCAGCAAATTGTAGCAGTTCGGCGAATCTACTACCGACTGCAGTGGTGTTTTTCCACTTGACAATGCCGACGGTATCTACAGAGCCTTCAGTGTCGTATGTCTGAAAGCCAGACACACCTTCAATTGCGCCAGTCAATGCAGCGGCTTGAATCAACTCATACCCATTGTCAATAAAGAATTTCATCGCTTGCTGACGGCGAAGACCTACACTAGCGCTTGCTTCTTTATCGTCTTTAAATTTAAGCGCCACTACATTTTGCAAACGCTCTTGATCATACTCAAACTTATCTTGAAACGAAACATTACGACCAGTTTGAATGGCAGTGGGAAATTCGATACGAGGCAAAGAGCCTAATATCAGAGGAGTTTGTGAAGATACACCATCAAGAAATACACCGAACACAAATGCACCAGCCATCAACTGAGGAATACGACCGATGCCTGACGCGCCCCCTTCAGTTGTAGGTAGTAGCACTTGAGCCCATGGCAAGTCTTTCTCGGGTATTTCATTTGTGACGGGATTGTGTACACCATAGATGCGAACTTTTACGCGACCCTCAAGCCCTGCTGGCGGATGCGAATTAACTACGGTGCCAAAGAACCAACGATAATCATCACCATAAAATTCTTTTTGAATTGGTCTTAAAACATTCATAGTCTAAAGTCCTTTGGTAGTTCACCTAACTTGCTCATGCGTAAAATAGCAGTGTGCTTTTCTTGAACTAATCTATGATTAATTGCCAACACGAGATAGTCGCCGGACTTTCTACGATCAATTTGCTTCGTAGGGTCTTTTAGATCGCCTTCAACATTTGAATTCAGAAACAGAACACGAATTCTTCTGCCCACTGGCATCTTGCCTTCAAAGAACAAAGAGCCGTTCATGCCTATGTCGATTACATTTCTTTTCAAAAGCATACGAATCAATTTATTCTTTACCTTAAGACGCGATTCAATCACAGAGTTGCTTGCATCTAAGAGTGAAGTTTCGTCATGATAACTTTTGAATTGATTGTAGGTTCCACTAGACACCACTTGATGAATATGTAAAGAGTTATACTCATCCGAAAGTCTGCCGTCAATTTCTAGCGACGGATCAAAGATGGTTTGTACAGTGTCGGGCGAAATAAGTTCGTTTGTATAAAACTCGTCGATCAAATCTCGGACAGAGATATGACTGCCTGACACAGTTCCTGTTCCTGCATCAATGCTCGCATAGTACGAACCTATTGCACCATTCTCATATAGACTTTGAGTATCTTCTGAGTTTGTTTGCTTGAACGAAATAATTTCATAGTAGGGGCGAAGATTCTCTTCTGTCTCACTTGCACTTGCGGTTGCGCTGGTGTATCTCAACGGCAGTTTATTATTGAATACAGGTTCTTTTAACAAAGAATCCAAATCAGACATAAACAGATTATCACTGTAAAGAGAACTGTACAAAAAGATTGGTGAACCCGTGCGCGTTGTCGCACGATCACGCAGCCACTGTATAGACTCAAGAGGGCTCATGTATGGTACAATAATTTTGCGAGTGCCTTGAACCGAGCCTTCAAAGTTGACTTGTTGAACTTGTTTGCCAAGTTCGTTCGCAGATATAGTAGAAATGATATCTTCAAGTTCGCCAGTGTACGAACGGCTAAACTGCTTGACCGAATCGATGTAAACATGCTCTTCTACCAGATTGATCAAAAGAAGTTCTGATCTTTCGTTCATGCGCTGAACATCAGCAATTCTAGAGAAAAAGAAATACTTTACTGCAACAGGCTCTTCGGGCTTTTCTGCATCCCCAAGAACCAGTTTTAATCTTTCTGTGCCCTGAATGGATAAAGCGTCGCGCAGACCAAAGTCGTCGATGATTGCAATTGTTGCGTCAATATAGGGCTTGTAAAGATTCTCATAGAAGACAACTTCTAAAACATTACCGCGAACATCTACAACACGGTCTTCGTTATTCGTAGAAGATGTGATTATTGACGCTTCAAGTATACCAAACTGTGACTGGTTCTGAGCCATTAAGTCCTCTCAAGCAATCGCTTAAATTCACCCACAACCTTTTCAATGTATTCTTTCTTGATAATCCGGATTCGTTTTGCTTCATCATTCTGAGCAATAAGAAAATCAAGGTTTGTGATAGGAATTTTTTGATCATTGCTATAAAAATAATCCACCCAATCACCTGAATCGTTTTCGTAGTGGTGTGTGCCTTGATATTCATAGACGATATTGCCAAGCGCAAGAAGATTTAGATTCGCGCTGTCGTCGTATGTCATTGCAGTTTTGCCAGTGATATCGCTATCAGAAGAAAGAGTAATTTCACCAACATTCAGATTTTTACGAATTACAATCCCGTTGCTACCTTGCACAAGCACTGCTTGCCCGATAGGATATTTGTCTGCAAGCCCACGCACCGTCGCACTGTCTGCTGCTGTAACATCAAGTTTCGCAGTGTAGTTCGGAAAAAGTGTAGACTGTGCGTATGTATACAACTGCCCAAGCGTTTTTGGCCATCCAACTTCGCGCAGTCTTTCGTTCATCAAGAAGAAAGTCCAGTCGTATTCGCTCTTACCATACAGACGGTATGAAAGTGTATCAGGGCGATCTCCGTCTCGGATCTCATACTCAATATATGCGCCAGCATCTTCTTTTAACTGATCGACCAAATCAACATACTTAGTCAGTTGTTGAAAGAGAACTGGCTGCTCTTCGTTACCAAAAAGATATAGAACCTTAGGAAAGTTTTCAAAATAATTAGACATTAGTAACCATCTCTCACTTTCTGTTTGTCAAGGGCGACGATTTCTTGGAACGAAAGCGAAATGTCAACTTCGACAAAATTACCATCGCTGTACATGCCCGATGCGGTTGAGTTGAACGATGTTTGAATATCGCGCAGGTAGCAGCGTTGGATCTTGAACGAAGGATTTTCGTCGTATCGATTACGAATATCAATCTCAAACATGTTCGGAAATTTATACGCAAGAGGAAGACCAGATTCGCCTAGCACAATCTTTTCGGGATATAATTCTTGACGAAAGAACTTTACGATATTTTTAATTTCGTTTGCTTCGTCACGGTTGTTTGCAATCATTTTAAAAGTAAACGCAAAACTACGAATCTGTACTTGTTGAAAGAGTGTGCGCTGATTAGGTGCTGTAGCAATTCGCGTTGCGTTTCGCACTGCAGGAGACAGACCTTCTAGTGTACCACCTAGAGCAGACGCACCGACAACAGCACCTGCGGTACCAAACGCAGAACCGATAGCAGCACCAGCAACTTCACCCGCACCCTTTGCTACAGCAGATGCTGCGAGAGCGGATGCAGTTCTTGCAAACTGACCATTTGAATTAAAGCCCGCAAATGGATTCTGACCCTGTAGCGCTTGCTCTAACGCGCCGCCAACGGTACCAAGATTCGCTGTTTCGTACTGTGCGTTGTCACTAAATCTTAAATCGCGCTGGAGAGGTAAAGTTACAGTGCCTATTGTTATACCACCTTGACGATTCTCATAAGACTGAAGGACAGGCTTTACTTGGCTCTCAGTTTTTTCTATTTCTTTCTTTGTCTTCGCATCAACCTTTTTGTCAGAAACAGATGCAGTAAGTGATTCGCCTGTAATTTTCTGTGCAAATTCATCTGCTCCAGGAATCTCAGCAACAAGAGATTTAAAGCCTTCGCTAACAGATTTATAAGTATCGCCTATCTTTTCTGCAATATCTACCCCTTCGACTTTAACCACTTTGAAAATAATTCTAGCAGGATAACTTTTTGAAAGCGTCAGAGGATAACGATAGTTTCTTGCCTCTTCAACAACTTCTTGAGAAGGGCTTGTTGCGTCAACATTCTCATTGTCAGGAATTCTGCGATTAGCAATTTCTCTTTCTTCAGTCGCCGTTGCTGGCTCCTGATCAGGAAGGTTGGTTGTAATACTTGACATAAGAACACTCTAAATAATTGGTGAATCATTGTTTCTTTATTTATAGAGTTTTTCATGACATACAAAGGCAAATACAAAGTTAAGAATCCAGCCAAGTATAAAGGCGATCCTCGTAATGTGATCTACCGTTCTATGTGGGAGAGGCACTGCTTCAAGTGGTGTGATGAAAACCCTAAAGTGAAATACTGGTCTAGCGAAGAGGTCGTCATACCATATCTATATGAAGTCGATAAGAAGATTCATCGATATTTCGTGGATTTAAAAATTGTGTATGAATCGGGTGAGACTGTGCTTGTCGAAATCAAACCAGCAAAAGAGTTGTCACCACCGACTGGTAATCGTAGAACAAAACGCTACATTGTTGAAGGTTATACCTACATTAAGAATATAAATAAATGGGAAGCCGCTAAAGAATATGCGAAAGATCAGGGTTGGGGCTTTGAGATTTGGACAGAAAAAGAACTTGAGAGCAAGGGCATCATGCCTAAATCTATCAAGCCATTAAAACCTTTTCGTAGAAAAAAAATATGAAAGTCGCTGTATGTTTTTCTGGTCTGCCTCGCGGCAATTACAAAGAAAATATAGCGGAATATCGTAAAGTTTTCCCCGATTATGATTTCTTTTTCAGCACATGGCGAGGTCATGAAATAGAGGGCGAAAAATATACTATCTACCAAGAGCCAGAATCTGATTATTTGGAACGAGGTGCGAACAGTATAAAGTATGAGTGGATAAAAGAAAAAACAAGGCAAGGATATAAACAAATAATTGGTCACGCTCTACAACTAACGCTTGATGTTCCAAAAGAATATGACATGATAGTTAGATGCAGATATGATGTGACTATTAATACCGAGATTGATTGGATTTCAGAAGTTAAAAAATGTTACGAAAGAAATTTTGTTTTTGGAATAAGTTGTGGTGATGCTGAAATAGGCGATAATTCTTATTGGAAAAATAAAATCGAAAAGACAATGACCAATAATCAATTAGCGGACCTGTTAATTTTTCATAAAAGACACCTATTTTCTTCTCCTAGAGTTTTCGAACTATACGAAAAGAGATTATTACAGCCTTGTGAGAATGGGTGGTTTCAAGCATTTCCTGATGTGTATATTAAGAATCACAATTATACGCAAGCAGAGTCGTTCAGAGTTTTTGTTGGTGGCATTTCAATAAATCGAACCGAAGAGCAAAAAGAAAGGATTAGAAAAACAATTGAACAAAGAAAATTTAGATAAATAAAAATCATGAGCAATCTTTTTCAGACAGTAGAACTAGAAGCATTCCGTGCTGGTATTACACCGCGGACTAGAGAGTCGCGCGAGTGGTTTCGTCGTAAAGTACAGAACATGCGTAACATCAATCGTCGCGCATTGATGAATGAAGATCCCATTCAGAAAAAAGCACGCTCTGCTTCTGGTTCGATGTACATGTTTTTCTATGATGCGAAGCATCGTGACACACTGCCTTATTGGGATGCGTTTCCGTTGATCATCGCCATCGGTCCAGCGCCGAAAGGTTTCTATGGTATGAATGTACACTATCTGCCCATACCTCTTCGCGCTAAGTTTCTCGACAATTTAATCGATATTACAAACAACAAGAAGTATAATGAGACTACTAAGTTCGAAGTCTCATATGAGTTTTTGAACAGAGCAGCAAAGTTCAAATACTTCAAGCCCTGTTTTAAGCATTACTTGACTAGTCAGGTCGAAGGGCGACTTGCATACATTCCACCACCTGAGTGGGAGATTGCAACATTCTTGCCTGTTGCTCAATGGCAAAAAGGAACTGCTTCTCAAGTTTATAAAGACTCTCGGAGAATAATGAATGCTTAGGTCAGGAACAGTAGAAGAGTTAAAGTCAATTGTCACAAATGGGCGTGGGCTTGCTCGCACAAATCTTTACTATGTGTATCTGCCTTCTATTCTTAGAGAACAGAATGCGTATGAGTATGGTGTGTTATGCACCAGCGTGACTTTACCGTCAAGACAACTTTCTACTGTACAGCGTGAACTAGGCGTTGTCAAGCAAGATGTGGTTTATGGATTTGTCAACCCTTCGATCAGTATGACTTTTCGTGTGTTGAACGACCAGGGTGCGAGAGAGTATTTCGAAGCATGGCAGCGAGCAGCGCTCAATCGCTATGATGATATTGAAGGGCGTTATGAAGCAAGTTATCCAGATTCGTACTGCCGAAAGATTGAAATCTATCAACTTGAAAAGGGCGTGAGTTATCCGGTTTATAACAAAGATATCAACTTTGGTCCTATTAATTTAAGTTTCGACTTAGATATAGGAACACAACTTCAAAAAAACTATCGTTGGATTCTGGATAGAGCATATCCTATCAGTGTAACAAACGAAACATTTTCTGATGGTGCTACAAACGAAATCAGCACTATTACTGTAGAGTTTTCGTATCAGCATTGGACAGGTGAAAAACTAACACCTCTGAACAAAGTTAAGAATGCACTAGCAGGAATTGTTGGAGCAGTAGCCGCTAATATTTAATGGAGATTAAATAATGTCTTTACCGACTTTGAATGAATTGCCGAAGTATGAATTGACCCTACCATCTACGGGTAAGAAAATTAAGTTTCGCCCCTATCTGGTAAAAGAAGAAAAAGTTCTCATGATGGCTGCAGAGTCCAAAGACACTGTGCAGATTATGGATGCGGTCATAGATACTGTCAGTGCATGCGTAAGCAATAATGTTGATGTTTCGAAACTCACTACCTTTGATCTAGAATATCTTTTCATCAAACTGCGCGCAAAGTCTGTTGGTGAGAAGGCTAATCTTAATATCAAGTGCAAATCTTGTGAGCATGAAAACCCATACGAATTGAATCTTGATGATATCAGATGTGAATCCGCACCTCGCAATAACATCATCGACCTTGATGAAAAGATTTCTGTGCAGATGCGCTATCCCAGTTACATGGATTTAAAAGATGTTGACGACGAAGGTGAAATGGGCTTCAACATTCTTGCAAGCAGCCTTGAAGCAGTCTTCGTAGACGAAGAAAGAATTGATATCGAAGACGAAACAGAAGACAGTATCCGTAGATTCTTAGAGTCGATGACGCGTGAGCAGTTCAAGAAGGTCAGCAGTTTTCTGTTCGACATTCCTAAGGTTGCTTGTGATATTGACTTCGACTGTACTAAGTGTGGTGAGCATACGCACATTGAACTAAGAGGCATTCAAGATTTTTTTTAGTATGCCTCTCACATGAAACTCTAGCGAATCATTATAAAACGAGTTTTTTGTTGTCGAGGCATCATAAATACTCATTAACAGAACTAGAAATGATGATGCCTTGGGAGAAAGAGGTTCATCTAATCTTGCTCTTACAAGCGCTAGAAGAAGAGAAGCAACTGAGAGAATCGCATGGCAACTCTGGATGACATTGTAGAATCCAATCTACTCAATGCTGAGTATCTTCAGGATATTCAAGCATTACAAAAAGAACAGTACGCAACCGAGATTGATACCAATCAAAGGTTTCGTGATTTCTTTATTGAAATGCGCCGACAAAGAGCAAGAGAAGAAGAAGCCCGTAGAGAGTCGAGAGCGCCCATACCTGGACCAGATGATCCCGCATCTGCGATTGCTCCTCAAGAAGGAAGTTTCGCAAGTTCGTTTGGCAAAATAGCAGGTACTGGCGCTGGCATTGGCGTCGGTATGGCTGCACTGGGTTTTGGTATTGGTGGATTCTTTGCAGGGCTAGCAGCAGGCGATAAAGCACTGACATGGATGGACACTGACCTCACAAAACTTACCAGTGTTATGAAAACATTGACCGACGGCTTTGCTGAAATGAACACTGAAGGTCTTCTAAAAGTAGGTGGGCTTCTAGCGGCTGGTGGTGCTATGGGTGCGCTGTTTGGACCAGGGCGTTCTATGAAAGCGGGCTTCGGTATGTTTGCACTAGGCGCAGGCATTGGTGGGTTCTTTGCAGGACTAGCAGCGGGTGATGCTGCAGCAAGTTATCTGAATGCTGATGGTGTCGCGTTAAAAAATATCATGGTCAACATAGCAGAAGGTCTCGGAGCGTTCGCTGGGCGCGATCTGGCGGCGTTTGGTGGCTTGTTAGCAGCAGGTGGGATACTAGGAGCCACAGGCTTAGCAGGACCTGCAGCGACAGGGCTTGGCTTACTCGGTGTTGGCTTGGGCGCATTCTTCACTGCGTTTGCTGGCTTTGGTGCACTTGCAAGTGCAATAGGAGCAGACGGCTCGGGAATGCGAGACATTATGGTCAATCTTGGCACAGGATTGGCTGCGTTGTCAAGCGACGACATTGACATGATGAAACTGGTTGGATTTGGCCCTGCTGCTGCTTCTGTCGCCGCCGGCATTGCAGCACTCACCGCAGGCGAGTTTGTAGGCAATCTAGGCAACTTCATTTCTAGTATCTTCACTGACGATAATGCACCTAGCGTTTTCGAAAGAATCGCAGATGATCTAAAACTTCTCTCTGAAATTGATATTGCAAACCTTGCTGGCTTTGATGCTTTGTCAACCTCTCTGTTTCAACTTGGCGACGGCATTGACAAAATTGCCAATGCAGACATGGACGACTTCAAAGATAATATCGAAGAACTAGGAAAAGCAGTTGCGTTTGCAATTCCTATCTTTGATAAGATGTGGAATGGTGGTAAGATTGGCGAAGGATTCTTTGACGGCTATGATGAGGTAGATTTTGGGCAAGGGCTCAAGGCAGCACCTATCTCACAGATTAGCAGTGCAATGAGTCAAGTCGCAGAAATTCCTATCGGGCAAGCGATTGAAAGAGGGACTATGGATGCTGCTGGTGCAGCAGGCGGTGGTAATGTTACCATCGTGAACAATACGAACGCACCGACAACCGTCAGCAACCAGACAAGCACGATTGACAATGGCGCAATGCCATCACCAACAAACTCTAACGGTACGCGCGCAGACGCTTATTCTGGAGCATAAAAAAAGGGCGCCGAAGCGCCCTTTTCGCGTAAACTGAATTAGTCTTCAGCAGCAAGTTTAGCAAAGTAAGAAAGCGTATCTTCCTCTTCCATGTCTTCACCTTGATCAACAGCAGGTACTGCAGGTGCTGGCGCTGCGCGCATAGGTGCAGGATCGCTTTGAGTCTCCATGCTGATTTGTTCGCGAACTGTACGAGGAGCAGACTCACCGAGCACCAATGCAAGACGGGCTTTCAGTTCATCATAGGTCTTGTAGTTCGCAGGATCCGTAAACTCGTTTAGATCGTGCAGCCCTTCATAGACTTGCTCAAGTTGTGAATCATCACCGCCGAATAGAGCAGACTGCGACGCAAACTCAGACTTGTCGTAATTACGATAACCTTCGACATTACGAATCTTCAGTTTGAACGACGCACCTTCCCAGAAGTCAAAGGGATTTACAGGCGCTTCGTCAGCAAACTGAGGCTGCATTACATCCATGATCTTGTCAAAGATTTTCTTACCGAAGGTGTAAAGAAACACCTTACCTTCGTTTGCAGGATTTGCAGGATCAGATTCGACCAGAATGTTTGCAACATAGTGCAGACGACGCTTGCGCTCACGCACAGTTTGTTTGTCGTCTTCATTACCGCTGTTCCAAAGTTTAGAGTTTGCTTCAGAGACAGGATCTTGCTGACCGATAGAAGTGAGCGAGCGCTCAATGTACCATTGACCGGTCGGACCTTTAAAGCCGTGATCCCAGTAACGAACCCAGGGCAGTTCATTACCTTCAGCGGCGGGGAGAAAACGAATCACAGCATAGCCGTTACCAGCCTTATCGACAGTGGGCTTCCATTGACGCTCGTCAACATAAGACTTGGTGTCTTTGGGTCCATTGTCTGCGCTTGCAGCGGATACTAGATCGGAGATAGAGTTGCGATTACGCTTGAGATTTGCAAAAGACATATATATGTTTCCTTGTATGTACACAAAAAATATCTTTGTGTTTCTTTTTGTATAAACAGAGTATTTTAGTTTTATCCACAGTATTCATAATATAGAAGTATATAGTATCACAAACTTTTCTACTGATCAACCTTTTTCCAATCAGAGTTTTCAGTGTACTCATATGATCCTAGAAACTCTTTTCTGAATGCAGTGGGTTTCAAAGCGCTCATTATAAGACAACCACTTTCAATTCGGTAGAGATAATAAACCTTACCGATTTCGGGAGTAAAACTGTAACGGGCGTGTTCAATCATTGGACTTATTCGAAAGGTAGTTCATTACATCTAGGTAAAAAGTTTAGTTTCATTGCTTCAGCCTCGACCTTACTTTTAATTGGGCCTGAAACATACTTTTTTACATCCTCCTCGTCTACATTATTGGTCTCACAGAAATATAATATTGCATCTATATATGTCAGATTCTTCTCGCGAACGATATCTTCAATCGTTTTTGAGAATTTATTTTTCGTCATCATCATTGTGTTAAGTGTCATTCGTACTCCTTTTCCCAGACACGCTTAATGTCTCTGTAGTAAACACCGACTGATCTTTTGATTAGTCCGTTCTTGTCGTATGCTGGTGTTAAGCACACTGGAACCATCTTCTTGTCTCTTCGCTCACCAAAGTGTGAGTCGAGCCACACACCGCTCTTCAGATAAATCTGCATGTTATAGACATAAGTCTGCGCGATAGTCTGCTCACGAGTGACCTCATCTTTCTTTTTAGAAGATGCAAGAAACTTTTTCCAATACTCAATCCATTGCTTCACTTTCTTTGGGTGAAGTTCAGCATCTTCGTCAAGGTCTTCAAGCGAAGGATGAATAGGCGGTTCATAGCCCATGCCTTCGCGAAGATTCTCAAGATTATCGATAAGTTCAAACAGTTGTTGCTTGAACAACTCTTGCACTTTCTCGGGCATGTAGCCAAGCCGAATTGCTTTCCATCCGTGCTTACCAATCGTGGCAAGATGCACATCAGGAATCTTTGCAACTTCGTCATTCACATCCCAGCCACTATGATTGCGAATCCACTTCTTCGTAGAATGGAGATACTCGCGATCCGTGACTTCGGTATGTACGAAAAAATCACACTCTTGCCATGCAGCAAGGCGCTCTTCTTCGGTCTTTGCTTTTTCTAGTTGAGCCCAATTAGGCGCAGGGGTTAAGGTCTTCTTGGGTTTAGGAGTAAAACTCCGTTTTTTCTTCGCCGGCATATTTGTCCTCTAACCACCATTTTTCAGTAACTGCAGCCTCGGCTTTCATTTCAGCATCTTTTCGATCAATAATGCCTTTTGTTAGCCTGTCAAAGAAAACGCAGTTTTGATAAATTTCGACGATAAAAGCACCATTCTCTTTGAGAACAATTGCTTCGTATTCACCGTCGTCTGACCAGTAACTACTCAGTTCGATCTTCTCAGGAGTCTTTTTACCGAAGATTCGATCCCAGTTATTTTCAAAAGTTTTTCTATCGACCGATAAAGGTCTTGGTTTACTGCCCTTTCCGTTCATATTCTTGCCACCATTTTGGAGGTTCTCTCTTACTCCATTTAGCAAACGGTTGTTTGTCTGCCCAATAGAATTGTCTGTATGAAGTCAATGAATCACCTTCGACAATGCATTGAGGATACTGCGCCATTGCAGGCGTCGGTTGAGTAAAACCTGTTTTCTTTGCGTTGGTAGGAGGCAGCAGTAGAAAATACTCTAACTTGCGATATGATTCGTGGACACGACCATATCTATATTGATACTCATTTGCAAGTGCAGTCCATAACGCTTGCAGCCAGTTATAGTTCTCTACTGATTGACGAACCCACACCGCCGAAGGATGATTGATATGACATGCCTTATATAGTTCTTGATTCATCGCAGTATCAGAATGAAAGTATCGGGCAATCTTTCTTCCGCTAGTCGAACGACCATACCACAATTGACCATCAAGAACCCGATGCGCAGTAGAAAGTAACTGTGCATACTCAACCGTCATCTTCACAACATGCTTATCGCAATGCTGCTCAGCACAAACAGTAGGATTTTCGTGCAGATAAAATACATTCATTTTGAATCATTCTTTCTCGCAATGGCAATTTTGTATACATCACCAAGAATTTCTTTTTCTTGATGTGAAAGGCTATTATACAGTTTTTTATCCTTGCGCGCAACCTTGCCCACTTTGCGTAGAAGTTTTGCTTTCTTTGCGTTCATTTCAAAGCCTCCTCAACTGCAGGAAAGTGACCAACGATAATATTCCAACACTTGCGAGCCACTTCCATATGCTCTTTCTGAGTGCCGTTTGCCATACGCAACTGGCAGTAGTGAACCCAGGAGCGAAGCGATCCAGCCATATACAGAGTCGTCTCAGTGTTGCCTTCGGGTAGTACTGCTCGTGCTTGCTCTTTGGCAATGCCGTTCATCAGTGCCCACTGATAGGCGTTTTTAGCATGATTGATTACATTTTGCTGAAGCATATTCCACTGCTCAGCAAGGTGCTTGTCGTCAGTCTCAATGGAGTTCTGTCGGTTCTTAGTGTCCTGAAGCCGAGATTCGCGCGTGGTGAAGTTTTCCGATACAGCATAGCGCTGACTAAACTCTTGAAAGGAAAAACTCCTGTGCCGCAATACCTGCCGTGAGATGTCGCGTGTGGTTTTGATCTCCATGGTGATGTGCACCATCTCAAGAGGCGACCAATGCTCGTTTTGAATCAGATACTTCAGCAACTTGGGCGCAGTCTTTGCATTGTTCTGATTGCCAGGGTTGCTCACGCGCGCAGCATATGCAACAAGTTCTTCTGCAGTATGACAGCCCGTGATCGCGCTAGGCTTGCTTAGCGCAATTAGATTCACTTCACTCATGGTTTACCTCACAAAATGTTTTTATAAAAAATATGATTATCGATTACTAGTGTCTGTTCTACAGTTGGTGTCCAATATGGTGTTACATAGTCTGCATGATAATACAGACTTCCTTCTGTAATGTCAATAGGTCTGTCTTTTATTATTTGAGTTACGAGGTTTAATATGTTTTGATAAGTTTCTTCGTCCTGTGGAATGTCACTTTTGCCGTCACACCACCAAGAGAAGTGACACTGATTGCGAACTGGAAGAATGTTGCCCTTCCAGTTTTCGTAGGTAGGTCCCTGCTGTATCACTTCACATATGGTGTCTGGATAGTCTCTGCTTCGCACACGATTCAGCACTACCTGAGCCACTGCAATTTGACCAGCAAGGGATTGATTGCGGGCTTCGAAATAAGAATTGAGCGCGAGACATTCGATCTCACGCTCATCGTAGATAGGGTCCTCTGGAGCAGCACTTACTGAGGAGAGAGGAGGAGAAAGCGGCTGCTCCAGAGGAATACTCGGCTTAACTTCGGGCTCTTTGTGAGGTGTATCAAAACCAGCAAAGAACGCTAGAACTACATATGCGATCAATGTTAAAACTATGAACTTACCTTGTGAGATAATCATAACACTGACCCTTAATTTGGTGCCGGCACGAGGAATCGAACCCCGGACCTTCGACTTACAAGGACGCTGCTCTACCGTCTGAGCTATACCGGCATAACTTATGAATCTATTATATATCTAATCACTTTCTGATGTCAACCCTTCGTAGTCTATTTTTTCTAGAGGTTCAAAACTCTCATCAATATACATCATATCGAACTGAGAAGGATGATGTTTTAATAGACGACTCGCTTCTTCTCGCACTGCTTTAGGTACACGAGGATACTTCTTTGGGTTACGGCCATACTCGTATTCAAACATATAAACAAGTTCATCGTACGATAATTTCTCTGGTGTTATTAAATCCAAAAGAAAAACACTTAAAGCGTTCCAATCTTCGGTGTGCATAGTAGGCAAGCTGTATTCTAGTGGATAATCCTCACCAGGCACGCCGTAAATGTCGATGCGTCCAGCACTCCAACAATCACCGTGTTCTTCGATCCATTGTTGGTTGATTGGACCCATCCAGTTTGTGCTGTATGATATCATTCCAAACTCGGGTGCGCTTTCGAGTAGTTCTTTAATTCGTTCATTCATTGTTCAACTCCGAAATGGTTTTTCATCATAGTGCTAAAATGCCTTCCTTTACGATACTCCATTGTCTCAAATGGGCCCTGAAGGGTTTCGTGTTTCAAACATAAATCAGCACATTCCCTAACAATCAACTCGGCGAACTTTTCCAGATCAACGCCATCTTCATTGTGCTTGTCTAAAGCAAAGAACATACCAAATTTGTCATCAGTCATTCCAGCCTGTACAGCAAGTTCTTTAATTCGTTCGTTCATAACTCATACACTCCGGAATTGAGGGGTATTCTGTCAACACTTGTAAACATTGTTTACAAGTAATCTCACCGTCATAAGTGTTGTTGGTGATCCACCACTTATCATTGACTTCTTGTCCACACAAGGTCATCCCATCGTGGTCGGCACCGTGACTGGCACCGTACAAGGTGTCATCTTTGCGAACTTTTCTCAGTGTGTATAGTGTGTTCATCACTCAACTCCTATCCGATACATTTTTAATAAACATATGATCGGTAAACCTAAAATTCTCTTGTAACATCTCAGTCACATACTCTCTGGTTGATTGCTCCTCGTTCATGAGTTCAATGTCCAGCATATAATGCAGGTGTTGCCAGATTCGTTCATATACATCGTGTGCTTCGTCAGACATTACACTTCCTCCACAATACGATGTTGACAGTCAGCAGGCAATTCATCAGCACTCGCACTACGAATCAGATAACTAACATCATTTGACCCTAGGTAAAACTCTTAACTTCGAATCTATTATATATCTAATCACTCTCTAGAGTCAAGCCTTCATAATCTATTTTCTCTAGAGTCTCAAAACTCTCTTCAATATACATCATAACAATCTCCTAACTTCTATAGAAACCATAACGAACGCTGTAAGTCATGACCACAGCCCTTGATAGTATTTACCAAACAGTCTAAACCCGTTAGCGATACGCCCACTTTCTTTCTTGTATCCCTCTGAATCAAAGTGGCTTGTGTCATTAGGACCCTTGTCCCAGCGAAAATACTTAGCATCTTCCTCAGCAACTTCGTTGCCATC